TGGAAAGGTGTCCGGCATTAACGGCGCCATCGCCCAGGCACAGCTCGATGGGCTTAGGATTGATAACGATATTAAACGAACGGAATTGGCTAGTAAGGTCCGGCTCGCTACCCAGCCAGGAGCCGGAAACATGTTGGGTATTCCGGGACCAACAGGAGTGGAGCCTCAACAGAAGGTGCAGCCAACCGACCCTAACCACCCGCAGCGCTCATACGCAGTCAGCCCGGAAGTAGACATGTACAAAACGCCGACCGGATGGGCGCCGGCTCCGCCTCAAAACCTCGCCGAAGTGCACGAAAACAATATGGCCATGCGCTGGCAGTGGATGGCTCGCAACCAGTTGCTTCCTTTCATGTACGACGAGAATAAAACGCCGCCAGGACCCGCCCCAGAGGGCGCCTACTGGTCATTCAGTCCCCTCACGGGGGAATATACCCTGGTGCAGAAACGCCCCATACACCGGGAATTTGAAGCTTGGTGGGCGAGACGCAACCGACAGGAGCACACACGATGAGATTTCGTAGACGCCGCCGAGCTCGTGGCCGCCGTGGACGCCGTAGGGGCTATAGGGCAATGAAAAGGCCAAGGGGCCGACAACGGGTAGGTTTTAGGCTGTGAACTGTCAGAAACCATTTACTCTCGATGGTCGCGCCTACGGGTGCGGCCATTGCGTTCCATGCAGGGTAAAGAAACGCCGCGAATGGCAACACCGGATGATGCTGGAAGCGGCACAATATAAGGATAACGCCTTTGTTACGCTCACGTACGCGCCTGAACATGTTCCGGAAGACGGGTCAGTATCTCCACGAATCAGCGGACTATTCATCAAACGTCTTCGCAAGAACTCGCAGAAGAAGTTCCGTTATTTCATCGTCGGCGAGTATGGCGATCAAAACGGATTGCCGCATTATCACGCGGCATTGTTCGACTTCCCCACCTGTCGTTATGGCTCTACGCGGTATTCGACGCGCACCCCGGCCGGTGAGGGTTGCTGCCCTACATGCTCGGAAATATATCGCAGCTGGCACTTTGGCCGGGTTCATGTCGGTACGCTGGAAGCTAAGTCCATGGCTTATGTGGCCGGTTACATAAATAAGAAAATGACACGGGAAACAGACCCGAGATTGGAGGGTAGACGTCCGGAATTTGCCCGGATGTCCTTACGTCCTGGGTTAGGCGCTGGGATGATGCACGATTTAGCCTCTACGTTAATGGAACACCAGTTGGAGAAGGAGATGACTGATGTGCCCGCTGTATTGGCTCACGGCAGAGCTAACTACCCCATCGGGCGATACCTTCGACGTAAGCTACGCACTTATCTCGGAAGAGACGCCAATGCTCCGCAGGAAGCGCTGGATGCGCAAAAAGAGAAACTGCAAGCTCTGCGAACGGCTGCGTTCAACGCTTCGGTACCTTTCAAAACGGCGATCCTTCAGGCCTCGGAGGGCCGCCGCATACAAATAGAGGCGCATTACAAACGGAAAAATCGGAGACAACTATGAAAAGAGCTAAACATTCCCTCTCGCATTACCGCCTGTTCAGCTGCGACCTCGGTGAGCTTATCCCTATCGCGTGTATGGACGTTCTTCCTGGCGATAGCATTCAACAGTCAACACAGGCACTCGTTCGCGCAGCGCCCCTCCTATCCCCCGTTATGCACCCTCTACGGTGCAGCATTTCACATTGGTTCGTTCCCAATCGGCTCATTTGGGAGGATTGGGAGGATTTTATTACTGGGGGCCCCGATGGACTGGACGCTTCGGTCTTTCCTACAATTACACTCTCGGAGGCCGACCATGCAGTTGGTACGCTTGCTGATTATTTGGGGGTTCCTCCTCATACCGGTACGATTGCAGTCAGCGCTTTGCCATTTAGAGCGTACGCGGCGATCTTTAACGAATGGTATAGGGACCAAGACTTAGTTTCGGAAATCGCGCTTTCAGTCGCCTCGGGGACTGACAGCACTACCAGCGTAGCTGTGCAAAACGGCGCCTGGGAAAAGGATTACTTCACTAGCGCCAGGCCGTGGGAAGCGAAGGGGCCCACGATCACCATCCCGATCGGCGACCAGGCCCCGGTGACCGGCATTGGTATATCCAGCGGCTCTTCGGACGCCGCTAATAACAATTACTGGGAAACAGAGAAAGGCTCCGTCACCTCATCACCGGTATTCTCAGGAGCCAGCCTCGGCGCGACAGCATTTCGGATTCGCGCCGAACAATTAAACACGGCAGTTGGAGCAACAAACACGCCTCAAATATTCGCCGACCTATCAGACGCGTCAGCGGTCACTATCAACGTACTGCGCGAGGCACTCGCACTACAGCGCTATCAAGAGGCACGAGCCCGCTATGGATCACGTTACACTGAGTATCTTGCCTACCTTGGAGTTAATTCTTCGGACGCTAGACTACAGCGACCCGAATATCTTGGCGGTGGGACGGAAACCATTCAATTCAGTGAAGTTCTGCAGACTGCTGAAGGAAGCGACCCAGTCGGAACGCTTAGAGGTCATGGCATTTCTTCAATGCGCAGCAACCGCTATAGGCGGTTTTTCGAGGAACACGGCTACATCATCAGCCTGCTCTGTGCCCGCCCAAAAACAATTTACGCGTCCGGCCTCCAGCGACACTGGAACCGGCGCACCAAGGAAGACTTCTGGCAACGGGAACTCGAGCACATCGGTCAACAGGAGATCCTCAATAAGGAAGTTAGGGCTAATCACGCAAGCCCCACTGGAACCTTTGGCTACCAAGACAGATACGACGAATATCGCCGTATACCCTCTGGCATCGCGGGAGAATTCCGGACCACGCTTAACTACTGGCACTTCGCGAGGCAGTTCGCCTCGGACCCGGCGCTCAACGCCGACTTCGTAAAATGCGTCCCAGTCGAGACGCCTTTTGCGGTACCCAGCGAAGACGTGCTACAAATTATGGCGCGTCACTCGGTTCAAGCTAGGCGCCTTGTCACCAAGACGGGCACCTCGTTCATCTACTAGGAGGCAACATTGGCCAGGAAGAAGAAAGCACCTATCCCCAACGACACGGACGTGTTCCGTACGACGGGGAAACATAATCGCCACACTGAAGACGGTGGTGAGGTCCTCAATCCTATCCCCATGCAGCCGCCGCTAGGCTACAAGGCGAGCCCATCATTGTCGGACACCATCCGCCAACAGGTGTTAGCTGCCAAACGACTCGCCCAGCTCGAGATGGTGGAAACGGAAGAAGAAGCCGACGACTTTGAAGTGGAAGACGATCCGATCCCGCATTCACCTTGGGAGAACGATCTGGTACCATCCATCAAGGAAACTCGCGCACGACTTCGCGAATTAGAGAAACAGGAAAAGCTTTACGCGGACGCAGAGGCAGCTCAGCGCAAGGCAGGCGAGGTCGCCGATCCTCGCAAGAAGCCGGATGCAGCAGAGCCGTCCGCGTAGCTCCCGGCGGGGGGAGCAGGAGAGGGGGGCGTCAGCCCCCCTCTCTTTTTTTTGCTTGACACGATTGCGACGCCTCAGAGGGCCGCCAGCGGGCGCAAATTTCCAGGCTACCTAGGTATCACCCACCCTTCAAATCGCCGCGTACGGCGAATTTCACCTCCTGTAGGATTTTAGGGGCGCAAGCCGGAGCGGTATCCCATAGCCAAGAACGCTATGCACCGTTCACACCAGTATTCCGACCCGATCGTTGGAGCCGGCCCCTCACTTGTGCTGGGGGCCGGCGTAGACGATCGTTGGTGAGGCTCCCTCTTGGACTAGGGTGTGGGGATCATAAGGGGAGAGGGCACTAGCCCTATTCCCTTAGTCCGAACCCTGCTAAGGTCCCGTAGTACGCTTCCTTGTTGCGTACTACGCTAGGTGACACCAAGATGGCTAAAGGCTCGAAATCATCCCGCAGCGCGAACGTCAATACCTCGTCGCTAGCTCAGCTGCTGTCGGTAAACCTGTCGCCATCGCCGGTCGTCACCCCCCAGGAGATCATCGCCGATGTCTCGCCCCTCCCTGACCTTCGCCAGTATCACCCACAGCCCGCCTATCATCGACCCGCCCCGGCTGCTGTCCGCTCGGCAAATCGAAATGTTATTCGGAACGTCGACGTGGCCCCACGGATGCGGCTACCTAACGCAGTTGGCATTTGTGTTAGAAGAAAAAGCCGACGGGAAGTTCTCTTTGCTCTTAACCGTCAAACTCGAAAGGGGCGGGGTGGAGGGCCGCGTAAACGGAACGCTTACACGAAAGTTCACTGCTAGGAGACCGCGCAGATGCTTGGTGCAATCCTCTCAACAATCGGTAACGTCGCAGGCGGCCTTTTCGGCGCAAAGTACAACGCCAAGAAGCAAGAAGAATTCGCCAAACACTCCTTAGGTTGGAAACTTGAAGACGCGGAGAAACACGGGGTATCTAAGTATTTCGCGGCTGGCGCTCCCACCAGCAATTTCGCTCCCGTATCTACTGGTGGCATGGATTTCTCTGGTATTGGAAACGCCATCGACAAAACCATGGGTCAAGGTGGTCCAAACAGTACGACTGGTGGAAAGGTGTCCGGCATTAACGGCGCCATCGCCCAGGCACAGCTCGATGGGCTTAGGATTGATAACGATATTAAACGAACGGAATTGGCTAGTAAGGTCCGGCTCGCTACCCAGCCAGGA